CTGAGATCCAGTTCAGGACGTTGGAATATGAGAATGACAAGATGGGATGGATGGGTAGTCAGATCTGTTTAATATGTTTTGATGAGTTGACGCATTTTACATCCGAGACATTTTTCTACATGCTTTCTCGAAACAGGAGCATTTGTGGAGTTAAGCCATACGTAAGGTGTACATGCAACCCTGATTCTGACAATTGGGTTCGTGGTTTCATTGATTGGTGGATTGACAAAGAGGGATATCCGATTAAGGACAGGAGTGGAGTAGTCCGTTATTTTATTCGATGTGGGGATAATATAATTTGGGGTAGCAGCAAGAACGAATTATTGAGGAAGGATGCTAGTTTTGTTGCCGAGTATGAAGCGAAGAAGGAAGAATATAAATTAAAGAAGGAAAAGTTACGAAAAGAGTACAGTAATCATAAGCTTCGGTTGTCCAGTTGTGAATTGTCAAAGTATTTCGATGTTAAGGATGATGAGAGCGAATTAAGGTTCAGGGATGCGTTGGCTAAGATGAAGCAGGAGTTTACATCTGCTTTATATCATTTGAAGAGTAGGGCGGCTGACAGCATTAAAAGTTTTACGTTTATATCTGCTAACATTAAAGACAATCCGATATTGCTTAAGACTAACCCCGGATATCTTGGTAACTTAAAGTCATTACCGCTTGTTGAGAGAAGAAGATTATTGGAGGGTTCATGGAACATACGAGCTGAGGCCGGAAAATTCATGAACAAGGATTGGTTTGAGTTGGTAGATCCTGTTAACATTCCAAAGAAGGGCAGGGAATGCAGGTTCTTTGATTTTGCAGCGACCAAGCCGACGAAGAAGAACCGAGATCCTGACTGGACTGTTGGTGTTAAGATAAGGAAGTGTGATGGCGTTTATTACATTGTTGACATAGTAAAGGCTCGTGACAATCCTGCTAAGATTCAGGAATTGTTTTTAAAGACTGTGCAATCAGATAGGAGATTAGCCGACGACTTGGGGAATGAGTATCTTGTCCGTTGGGAGGAGGAGCCGGGAGCTTCTGGTAAGTCTGAGTCGTATCGTATTCAGACCCTTTTGGCTGGTTTCAATTGCCGTGGTGTATCAACTGGTGGAAAAAATAAGGAAGCTAGAGCAAGATCCTTGGCTATTCAAGCTGAAATTGGAAACGTCAAGATGGCTAATTGCGATTGGGCACCTGCTACCTTAAATGTTCTTCACAATTTTACAGATCAGTTACAGCAGCATGACGATGAGGTTGACGGATGTAGTGGAGCGTTTAATGAGTTAACTTCGGTCTACATTCATCCTACTATAACCGACGACGAGGAGGAAGTGCAAATTTCAAACGAGGAGAGGGCTAAGAGTCGTGAGGCGGCATACTTAGCTCTCGAAGAAGAATTTTTAATGGGTGGATAAAAAAGGAAGGATAAGATCATGGCCAATAAAAATAAAAGCAGGAAGGAGTACCAGCATCAGTACTACCTCCAGCGCAAGGCAAATGCTATCGAGAAGAGAAGGCCCCTAGGCGTTACTAATGCAGGTGCTTCAAAAGTAATCGGAAGAAATAGTGGAGGTTACTTCAATTTCGCCGGACCTCCTAAGGATGGTTTAGTAACTGAAGATTCGATAATGAGTCAGTTTAAGAGTTGGATATTTATTTGTTCATCTGTTAATGCTGCTGCGGTTGCCTCTGCCACGTTAAGGTTGTATGCCGTATCTGGCGAAGGAGACAGCCGTAAGTTCTTGCATGATCATATTGAGAAGGATGCTTCATTCTTGAATTACCTTAAGAACGAATCTTCAGTTAAGTCATTGGCTAAGATCAAGCAGGCTCAGAATGTAGTTGAGATAGTTGATCATCCTTTGCTTTCGTTATTGCAGAATGTTAATCCTAGCAACAACAACTTCGAGACGTTTGAAACTACTTCAATTTATCTTGATTTAGTTGGGAACTCGTATTGGTATATTGCAAGGGATTCGATGGGTGTTCCTCAGAACGTATGGTTATTAAAGTCTCAGAACGTTAAGATAATCCCCGGCAAGAATTCGCTTATCAAGGGATACGTTTACAGTCCTAACGGTTTTGGATTTAGCAATAGTGATGCGATTAAATTCAGACCAGACGAGATAATCCATTTTAAGACGCCTAATCCTAACTCTATTTATTATGGTTTGGGTTGTGCTCAGGCTGTATGTGGAGCGGTTAACAGATTTAATATGATGGATGAGTCTGAGGCTGCAAGATTGCGTAACATGGGTCGTCCAGATTTCGCAGTGAAGTACAAGAACGGCAAGATTGATTCTTCTGAGATCAAGAAGGTCGAGAAGATGTGGAATGCTGCATTTGGTGGGCCTAACAAGTCGGGCAAGATTAAAGTGTTCGATGAGGATTGGGATTTAGAGACCTTGGGATTTATGCCTTCGGAGATGGAATATCCGGCGGGACGAGTTTGGAGTTTGAAAGAGGTTGCTGCTGCGTTTGGTATTCCTTATTCTATTCTTGATACTAGTGATGTTAAAAAGGCTACGTCTGAGTTGAGCGAATATTGGTATGCTAAGAATTCAGTATTACCAAGGATAACTCGTATTGAGGAGAAGTTAAACGAGAAATTGATTCCTCTGTTTGATACATCGTCTAGAATGTTTCTGTTGTATGACAATCCTGTTCCTAGGGATCAGGCTCAATTGACAGCAGAGAATAATACGTACATCGAGAGTGGTGTCAAGACGATCAACGAAGTAAGATTGTCCTTACAGTTGCCTAAGTACGAAGACGAACTTTACGATGAGCCGTTTGCTAAGGGTAAGGTTTTCACTGATAACATGAGTGGATTCGGGCAAGAAAGCGGTAGTAAACCATCTAAGCCATCTAAGCCAACCGAAGAGACTGAAAATCCTAAACCCGGGCGCAAACCTAAACCTAAAAAAGTTGAAGAAGAGGAGGAATAAAATGAAGAAGGTATGTAAGTTCGATAAGATAGCATTCAAGATGGACAAGGATGTTGTAGATGAGATAACTAAGGAGGCCGCTGAGTACGGTGTTGACGTAAATGAGTGCGATGTTCTTCGTAAGGGTTGGGCTACTGAGGAAAAGGTCAAACTCGAAGACGGTAGTCGTTCTGCTATTAAATATGTTAGTGCTCGTACTGTAGACCAAGCAGGTGACGTAATTATTCCTAAAGGAGTTACGTTTAAGCAGTTCATTAAGACTGGAATGCCTGTTTTCTACAATCATTCGTATGCAATGCCTCAGATCGGTAGAGATGAATGGATTAAGGCAGATGATTGGGGAATAAAAGTAAAGCAAGTCTATGCCGATACTGGACCCGGTACTCTTTCTGATATTCTGTGGAAACTAACTCAACAGAATATGAACAAGCTATCCAGTGTTGGAATTATACCTTTGGAGATGATTCGTGAAGGAGACGACAGATTTAAGGGCGCGGTTAAGGCGTTAGCGAAGGAGTGGCCTGAGTTCAAGGCGGTGCAGAAATCATGTAGGAGAATCATAACAAAGTCTCTTCTCTTCGAGCATTCAGATTGTAGTATGGCGTGTAATTCTGACACTGAAGTATTAGCAGTATCGAAGATGTTCAGGAAAAACGGTGCTGATGATGCTCTTCTTAAGCAGTTGGGCTTGCCTCTTACTTCTGCTGAATCTGCTGAATCTGCTGAATCTGCTGAATCTGCTGAATCTGCTGAATCTGCTGAATTGACTGTAGATCCTGAGTCCTTGGAGTATAAGACCTCAGATACGTTGGATATATTGGATTTCACTATTGATGCCGAAGCCATTGAGGATTCTGTTAAAAACGTGTTGGGCGACGAATTAGAGGGCATAGATCTGGTAGTAGAGATTGATGACAAGGCAGAAGTAGCAGAAGTAGCAGAAGTAGAAGAAGTAGAAGAAGTCGTTGAGAAAAAGAAGGTTACGTTGGTCAGAGCTCCTAATATTGTGAAGCTTGTTCAGGCTCCAACTATTACTAGTGATGACGTAAATGAGATGGTTCAGAAGGAAATTCGCAGAAGACTTGGCAGATTAATTTAACTTTAATTGATTTTTCTGTTATTATTGTGTTGATTGGGAACGCAGCTAGTGATTTAGGACTGTAGCCGAAAGGCAGGGAACCTAAAGTAACAGGCAGTTCGAAGTTTTTGGTTTAACGATTAAAAGATTAAAATGAGGGAATGAATATGAAGTTTGTCAAATTGCTTAAGAAATACATGGATGAGTCCGACGAAGTTTACGAAGTCGGGTCCGTTCTTGAAGTTTCTGATAGTATTGCTGATGAGTTGATCAAGGCTGCAAGGGCTGAGGCTCATAGCGGTATTGTCAATGAGATCAAAGCTGAAGACGTAGCTGGTGCGGTTAAGAAAGCCGTTGAGGAAGCTATGCAGTCTGCTGTTAAGACTGATGAGAAGGTAATTAAGCACAACATCGAAGTTGTGAAAGACGCTCCTTTGTGGAAAGACACTGGCGACTTCCTTATGGCTGTAAAGAAAGCAGCGACTGGAAATATCGATGAAAGACTATACAAGGGAAGCGGCGAAGGACAAGAAGAGGCTGATAACGCCGAGGGTGGTTACTTAGTGGAACACAGAATTGGTCAAGAGATTTACCAAGCTTGCCAGCAAAGTTCTGTTCTGTTGCCTAAGTGCGATCAGATGGAAATCGGTCCTAACGCTAATGGTATGAAGATCAATCAGGTAAACGAAACCGAAAGATCCGCAACTACACTGTTTGGTGGAGTTCGAATCTACTCTATGGCTGAAGGTGCTGCAAAAACACCGTTTATCCAAAAATACACACAGGTTGATATTAGCCTTGGCAAGTACGCTGCGGTTAACTATGTTACTGATGAGTTGCTTCAGGATAGAACTGCTCTTCGCTCCTTCATTAATTCCAATGTTGGACAGGCGTTCGCATGGGTAATCGACGACGACATCCTTCACGGAACCACAAATGCTTCGATGATTGAGATCGAAAATCATGCATCTACGGTTCAGGTTGCGATGACAGGTGGAGCTAATCCTAATGCAGTTGACCTTAGCAATATGTTCATTGCTATGCAGCCTTGCAGTGTTGCTAGGGCGGAATGGTACATGAGTTCTTCTCAGTATGCCGCAATTCAGCAACTGGAAGATACCTCGGGTCGTAAGCTAGTTCAGCCTTC